GAGTGAGTTTTCTTTTTCTGTTGTTCAACATACTGTGTGCCGCCTGCAAGATTGCCAAGATAAATACTTGCTGCAGTGTCGGCATCAATAGCACCGCTGTCAACAAGAAAATTAAGTGAATTTTCAATACTGCTGCCGTCGTTGCTCTTGGATGCACTTGTGTACTGCTTAGCCAAGTTGTTATTGTATTCGTTGATGTCGTTAACTGTGTCACGATATCTGGAATAGTCAATATTATCCCTGCTGATTAAGGAATTAAGACTGTCAATCATAGAATTTCCTTCATTGAGGAACATTTCATAAGCAGCCTGCTGTAGTTCAGGGATAATGTCGGAAAGCTCAGTCAGGTACGCATTGTTTGCCTGCTGCGCTGCGCTTGTTGCATAAGACGAAGCCATACCGCCAGTTTTTCCAGAAAGTATGCCCATCACATCTTCAAGTGCTCTTTCGCCCATACGCGTATACTGCTTTTCATAATTTTTATACAGAGGGTCGTCAAAAGGGTTGTAGCTGAATTTACGGCCTAAAATCTGGTTTGCGAGCGCTTCAATCTGGCTTGCATATTTGCTGTTGTATTCTGGTATTTCTGCATAAGACGGCGCAGCTACAGCAGTTGCAGTGTATGTGCTGCCACCGGCACTGCCGCCAGAGCTGCCGCCGCTTTTATATCCGCTGCCGCCACTTGGTGCAGCAGGCGGAGTGTATACGTTTTCTGGCTGGTTCCATACACGTACATCACCGGTGCTTGTTGTGCCGCCAGTTCTTCCGCTTGGATTCCACGAAGAACCGCTGTTTGCTGCAGCTGCAGCTTTTTGAGCAGCTGCTCTTTTTTGCGCTTCAATCTGCGCCTGTCTCTGTTCAATTCTTGGGTCAAGTGCCATTGTTTATTCCTCCCTTACTCCGTCACATCTGTTTGTTCAAGGTCTGTGATGCGTGTGTCAAGTTTTTCAAGAGCATCGTTTATTTCTTCCATTTTATTGTTAATACCTGTTATGCTGCCGGACATCCCAGATACCTGACTTTTTAGCACACTTACGCTTTTTTCAAGTTCCTGTATCTGTACGATAACGTCCGAACCTATATTGCCAGCCTTTGCCGCCACCTTTGTAACATTGGCAACCGCAAAGTCCGTTCTTTCACACATATATCTGATGTATGCTTCAAGCTGCTGTACACCAGATTTAAGGTCGTCGTAGTTTATCTTGTCCAGTTTTTCAGGGAATGTATTTGCCATTATGCAGTACCTCCTACAGAAAACTGTCTCATAACACCAAGCATAGCGAACTGTCCTTTGCCGGTTAGCCTTATCTCAAATTTGTCGCAGCGGTTAACCGCAACAGGTAGCACCTTTGCATCATAGGTGTCGCCAAGCATTTTCTTAATTTCTATCCAGCGGCCACCGTCACAACGCGTTTCGACTTTAAGCCAGCTGCCTTTCGGTAATTGCAGCCTCAAAATAATTTTGCTGTATCGCTTTCGCCCTTCGATAGTTTCATAAAAAGGCGTAAACCTTGCAAGCCATTCAACTGTATTATCTTCTTTGCCGCTGTCAGCAAGGTAAACATCACCGTCGTTGGTGAGAAAATAGACATCCTTGCCGATACGAGTAAAGTCTATAACATGGGTATTGTCTTCCTGCATCCAGATGCCGTTTTTTATATCATAAGTGAACAAGTGCCATTTGTCGCCCTCACGTGCAGACAAATAATAAGCATTACCGTTGTTGCCACCCACGGCGTCAACAAACTGTCTTTCGCCAAAAATATCAGACACAAATACAGTCGAGCCGCCGCTGTAAGCGTAAACACCGTGTGCGCTCATATAGAATAAAGTCTCGTTGATAACCTGCAGACTTTTATGGCAACCAGTCAGGACACCCTCAATTTCATAGTCATACAGTGCATATTCTGCAGGATAGCTGCCAAGTATTTTATGCAGCATATTGTTTTTCCAAAACAGAACACTGCTGCTCAGCTTGCAGCATCCAGTAAAATCACCTTCACTACCGATAGCCAGCGCATAACTGTCGGTAGAAAGTCCACTGTAAATATAAAAATTTGTTGGGTCGCCAAGCGCACTTGCAAAAATACTGCGTTCTTTGTTGCTGCAGCCCCACAGCCTATTTTCACTTTCACAGATATAATCCATATCAGGTATTTTACGTTCAAATGTCAATTCTGCGGTTTCGGTGGCGGCGGTCAGGGTGTCATCCTCAAAGTTCAAGACCTTTTCTTCGACAGTTTTTATAACAATGTCTTTGTTATTGGCTTCGTTGGCTGTGCAGCCGCTTACTGTAATGCAGTCGCCATCCTTAAAAAGTTTTTTAAAATCAACATCCCAGCTTACTGTTATCTTGTTTGTCGCAAAGGTTGCGCCTTTTCCAGTATGTTTTGCTCCTAAAGGTTTGATTTCTTTTTCGTCTATGTCGAAATACACCTTGTCAGGGAAAATCACCAGTTTTGTGTTAATTACAGCAAACTGCTTATCGCCGTCGGTTATCTCGCCAACATCTTCACCGTCGTAGAACAAACGGCCATTTTGTACAACAACAAGTTTGTTCCACGCCGTAATAGCTGTTGCTGCAGAATATTTATCCTGTTTTTCTCTTGCTCTGCGCGTGCAGAAGGTAGGAAAGCGCCTCGTGGAAAGGTTTTTGCTCTCCGCCAGCGCACCGTCCTTATAGTTGTCAGAAAAATCTATGCCGCGCAGCTGCATAATTTCTGACTGCTGCTGTTTAATTGCGTACGGAACTTTCGGCAATCTCATACTACATCACACTCCAAAAATTCTTTTTAGGGTATTGTGGCAGATTATGTCTGCGCCACCAAGCTTTTGCTGCGTCAATAGCAGCATTGGCAACAACAAGGTCGTTTGCATAAGCTGCGCTTTCCTGATTGTGGTTGTCTATCATTGCACACAAGTACAGCTCATACACGTTGTCGTGTGGAAACGGCATAAGCAGTTCTATGTCCTTGCCGCCACCGCGCCAGCTATTAACAGGCGGCTCTTTGTTCATAAGTTCCGCAAATTCGCCCTCCAATTCAAAAATCCAGCCAGCCTTTGTTTCTTCACTAATCATATTGGGGCGCGCTGCATCGGCTCGTGCAATAGCCTGTTTCAGTTTCATAAAACCACTCCTTTCTGAAAAAGGGCAGCAAGAAGCCGCCCTATATTTTTTACATTTCAGTTTCACAAACCATATCTTTAATGTTCTGCAAAGTTTCTTTCAGATAATTGTTTTCTGCCTGCAATTCGGTGTTTTTCCATTCGTATTCCGCAAGTTGAGTGCAGGCGGAACAGATACACTCTGCAGGTATTTCAATGTCCATAAGGTCTTTTATAACAATGTTGGTTATCTGACGGCACTTTGTTTCGATTTTAAGTTTGTTTTTGTAATCCACTTCCGCATCGGTAATTACATAGCCCTCTGCAGTAACTGTGTATGTTATGCCAAGACTGTGCAACATCTTGCCGATTGTAACCCTGTCGCCAGTGCTCATTGGTCCGATAATCAGCTTGCAAGGCTCATTGGAAAGGGCAGAAGTACCATTTGCCGCAAATCCGTTAAGGCCTGCTCCAAGGATAATTTCAGGGTAATTCTTGTATGCGTAGTTAAGGTCAACATTTCCGTTAAATCCGTCAATTTGCCCTTCGTTTGTAAACTGCCATATGTTGTGTTTTGGTGCAGTAGGTCTGTTGTCGCGATATGCAGCAAGCCACAAATCATAATCCGCAAGCCTTGTCATATTCAATTCTGTATTCTGGTAATACAGGTATGTATACAGCATTGCATAACAGCCCCAACTTTCAATGGTTTCAAGGGCATATATAACAATGTCGGTAAGTGCATCTGCGGAAAGCGGCTTTAAGAGATTATCTTCAACATCAACCACTAACGGCAATTCAAATGTTTTGCCGTTTACAGCCTGTTTAAACAGTGCCAGTTCTTTGTCTGCATAAGCTTTGTCCTGTGCGTAAGTGTAATAGTAAACACCTACCGGAATACCAAGGCGTTTACACTCTGCGTAGTTTCTTTCAAAAAATGGGTCTACGTATAAACCGCCAAACTCTCTGTTATTAGTAGATACAGTTTTCAGCATAGCCCACTGTATTCCGTCGGCTTTTGCTTTTTCCCAGTCTACGTCTCCCTGATAGCGAGAAACATCAGCCATTAAAAATTCCATAATAGAAATCCTCCTAAATTACTTCTTCCCAGCCATACACACCAGGTTCCCAAACGTTTCCGTCACAGGTGCTTTCCCAGCGTTTTTCACTGTGTGTTACTTTATCCCCAAGGGCATAACAGTCGGTTGCACCTATAGGCTGACTCCATTGTGGAAATTCTTCCGTAATATTGGATACACTTTTCCATAATGCAGGTGTTTCAGGTGGCGCCCAGTCGTCCTGTGCAGTATGCGCCTGCAGGCATCGGTACAAATTGCCCAGATATGCATTCAAATCTCCTGCAGCATAACTGTTGCCACTTTTCCATTCGCTGAACAGTTCTGTATGTTCGCCTGCGGTAACATCATCTATATGTCCCAGTTTTGCAAGGGTAACAAAAGTAATGTTGTTGACATTTTCGTTGTTAGTTACTTTTCCGCTAAACATCTGCTGCAGCAGTAGATTTACCATTGTGGTAATGTCGTCAAGTCGCTTTTTTGTGCTGCCTTTAAATCCCAGTTTTAAGCTCATAAAGAAACTCCTTTCTGTTGCAGTGCCTTTGTATATCGCTTCACTATATTTCTGCAGTCGTAAATATTCACATAAGGCACAATCCATTTTTCGTATACGTTATATGTGTCTGTGCACTTAAACCAACCCATATAACTGACCATTGCGCAGGCATTGTTGAAAGACAAATACCCCTTCCTATGCACACGTCTTGCCTTTCTTGTTATCCGATACATCAGTTGTTTTCGCAGTACAGTTCTGTTTCTGTAAAATCTGAAACCTGCAATGTCAGGCGGTTCTTTTTCAGTTCGCCTGACCTGCCAGTTATCTTTTAATCGCAGCCCAATTCTTGCAAGATATTTAGCAATTTCTATACGCATTTTATGCAAACTGCGTTTGTTTGAGGAAAATATAATCATATCGTCCATATACCGCACATAATGCACTGCGCCCAGATTTTCTTTAACAAAATGGTCAAAATCCTGCAGGTAAAAATTAGCAAACATCTGCGAAAGTAAAATTCCAATGGGCAGTTCTGTTTGTACATCAAGTATCTTTTTTATCAAACACAGTGTGCGTTTGTCCTTTATTTTTCTGACCAGCATTTTGTACAAAATATCTGTCTTTATGGACGGATAAAACTTTTTCACATCCAGCTGCAGGTAATACTTTGTGTGTTTA